GTCCACCCACTTGGACAGCACGTTGGCGGCGTAAGGTCCGCCGGCGGCCTCGATGGCGTTGCGGGTTTCGCGGCGGTTGATGATGGCCAGCGAATCGCGGGCGAATTCGCCGTAGGCGATGAAATGTTCCATCTGCCGGGCGTGGCTGAGGTAGGTCTGGAAGGCATCGCGGAAGTCCGGCTCGGCGATGGCGGAGAAGCTGCGGTTCTTCAGGCTGCCGGGGGTCATGCCAGCGCCCATCGATTCCCCGGACACCGGATCCATGATGGTGTCGGCCTTGCCTTGCACCGGTTTGACCGACAGCGGCGCATACATCTTGTGCCGCGGCATCGAGACGTTCCAGATCCGGCGGAAGACGTCATTGATGCGGCCGTATTCCTCGCCGTAGGATTGACCCAGGAAGGCCATGGCGGCGACGCCCTGCGGTGACAGCCCGGCCTCGACCGCGGCGGCGCTGGCATCATTCCACGCCCAATCCGAGGTGATTGCGCCGGTTTCCTCATCGACCACCCCGCGCATGTGGCGCTGGCCGTCCTCTTGCCGCCACATCAGCAGGAAGGTGATCGCTTCGGACTCGGTGAATTTCTGTTCCACCCCTTGCGCATCCTTGACGGTGATCGTTTGTTCGGTGGCCATCTTGTGGCGCAGCTGGGTGCCGCCGAAGCGCGAGCCGGAAAGCGAGTTGAACAGCGCCTCCATCGCATTCGCCTTGGCCTGGAACGCATCCTCGTAGGCATTCGAGGCGGCGAGCTCGCGGGCATTCATCCAGCGGGCGGCAGCGGAGTCCTCGCCGAAGAGCACGTTGACCACCTGGCCGAAGCTGAGGAACTCCCAGGCGGATTGCAGCGCCTCGCGCGCCTTGTTGCCCTTGGCCTTGATGTTGGCGGCGGCGCGCTCCATCCGGTGGCCGGTCTTGCCGGTGCCGGAAATCGCCGAGTCGCGGAGTTTGCCGAGACGCTCGCGCCGGCGGGAGTTCTCGACGGCCAGCGACCGCAGGCCGCCGAAGTAGATTTTCTCCCCCTCAAGCACCGCTTGCTCGCGGCGGGCGGCATCGGCGGCGGTCCAGTTCATGGTGAGGCGGACCATCTGCGCGGTGATCCTGGCCATGTCCGCGGCGTGCGGCTCGGTGTCCGCGTGGTCGGCTTCCGCGTCCAGGCTGTCGGCGAGCGCCTCGCCCTTGGCGAAGCTCAGGCTCATGGCATGCTCCGCGGTGCGCAGGATGTCGTAGGCATCCGCGGCGATCGATCCGGTCGGGCGTTGCCCGGGTTCGTTCTGCGCGGGCGCCGCTTTCTTGAGCAGCGCCTCGAATTCCCGGTCGAACTCCACCCGCAGGAAGGTTTCGAGTTCCTTGTCGGCCTTGGCGAGCTTGTCCTTGAGATACGCGAGCCGGGCGGCATCGGTGGTGATCATCGAAATCTGGGTGTAACCGCCGATCTTGCCGCGGATCTCCGGCGGCAGCGCCAGCAGGATGGCGTCGAGCATGCGCAGCGAGCGGCGGATTTCCTCCTTATCGGAGAAATTCACTTCCTGGTCCTTGCCCTGGGTGGCCAGCCATTCATTGGCCTCCTGCTTCGCTTCGAGCTTGGCCGCGCGGATTTCCTCCTGCGCCTTCACCAGCAGCTCCTTGAACTTGGCGACGGTGTTCTGTTCCCCCACCAGCGCCTCCCACATCGCGTCCGCGGTGGGTTCGGAAATCAGATAATTGTCGAAAAGTTCCTGCGCCGCCTGATCCGGCATCAGCGTCCCGCCGAACACCGACCGGGAAACCCCGTCGCTGCCGTCGTAGTCGCCCACCCGGTGGAGCTGGAACAGATCCGGACGGTCCTTGATCGCCTGCGCCTTGGATTTGAGCCGGCCGCGGAACGGATCGAGCGTGCCATTCGCCCGGGTCACCGCCAGGTAGGCGTTCACCGGCTGGGCCTTGATCTTCACCAGGTCCTCGTCGGCCAGCAGCGAGCCGTAGCGCGCATGAATCGCGCCGATCTTCTCTTCCGCCGCCAGGTCCTCGCGGGCGTTGGCTTCGTTGCGCATGTCGCCCTTG